TTTCTACAACACCGGTGACACTATCAGTCGTTTCAAATTGTAATCGACTATCAGTTGAACCATCATGTGTAACTATTAAGAAATCAACCTCACCATTGTCTGCGTAAATCGTATGTGCAATTCTATTGTTGCCTTCTGCTGTCTCTGTTCGTAATACATCTTGTTCTGCACCATCAAACACAGCAGGCTCATTATTTTCTTCAAAGACAAATGGCTCACCATCTTCCGTAGTGATATCACCTTCTTCACTATCTAATCGTAATCTTGATTGTCTAAAGTCTTCAAGTAATATAGAGAAATCTTGTTGAGCAAAACTTTCTAAAATAATATTATCTTCGTTTGTTGCTGTAACAGTTTCGCCTGATGTGAAAGTTCCAGATAAAGTATCTATCTGCATATGTAACTTTGGATTCATTACAGGTTCTTGTTCGTATCTAAAACCATGGTCTAAAACTTTTGCACTTAATGCTCGACCTACTTCACTTGATACAGCAAATACAGCTGCACCAGAACCAGCAGATGATGTGACTGTCATAGTAGGCAATGATAAGTAACCACCACCTTTGTTTGTAATTTTAATTTTCGTAATATCACCTAAACCAGAATTAGTTTGATCTTCCATAACAAGTTGTTCCGTAGAACTTTGTTCTAATATTAATATACCATCTTCTAAGCTATCTTGTTCTAATCTAAACCCACCATTAACCACAGCGACTTCACCAGCAAGTCCAGTACCATCAGTTGGATTAGTAACATTTAATACATCACCTACAACATATCCTGAACCAGCAGTTTCAATAATAATATCTTCTATCTTACCATATGTGACTTGATCGACAAGAGCATTAAGACCAACACCACCTCTTTGATTTTTTACTGGAACATTTTCATTGATAGAATAGTAACGACCACGATTAACAAAAGAAACATCATCTGTTATACTTTCGATATTACATGTTAGCGTTGTTTCAGGATCGTCATTTTCAACACCAGTAAAAGTAGAAAAAGTTTGTTGTAATATTTTATTACCATCTTCATCTAATATGTCATCGCCATTTTGTTCTTGAACTATGGAATGACCCAAACTAGATTGAAATGTTCCTACAATATTATCTTTATTTAAAGTTAAAGTTGCAACATCTCTTTGAGTGCCACCTAAGTTTACAGCATTAACAGTTACGCTTTCTACAACGGCAGTTGCAAGATTAACATTAGTATTACCTGGAATATTTGCTTGTGTAATTGTTTGTCCAACAAGTTTAGTCATATCACCATTTGATGGTGATACTAAAGTTGCTTTTAAAATTTTTTGTGTAGCAAAATTACCATCACTAACTCTCAACAAATCAACAGTAGGATAATATAGTTCTGGTGTTTCATTAAACAATGCACGGAAAAATATTTCATGACCTTTCTTTGTACCTTTTCTTTTATACAAAGATAAAATATTTTTTGTGAGTTGTCTTTTGTTTAATCCTGTTGTTAAATCGTTTGGTATAGTTTGAAGAAAAGCATTTCGAAACTGTAAAAAGAAATCATCAAGAGTATCGTTTACATCAGCATACTCAAGGATTTGTGATAGTGTTTCATTAGGGTTTGCCCTATACTTTGATATCACTCCTTGAGCACCTGATGTGCCACCTGTAACTGTCTCTCCTGTTACAAATTTAGAATTTGCAGATATGTATAATTGTAAATTATCAGCGTCTTCAGCAAGTATAGTTGCTGTCTCACCTGACGTTTGTCCTGTGATCGTTTCTCCTTTTGAGAACTCACCAATGCTACCTTGTTCGTCTAGTATATAATCGCCAGCATTATTTCCTTTTTCATCTGTACCATCTAAGGCAAGAAACGATACTGTTTCTGTTTCTAAAAGTATTTGATCACTTGCTGTTACACTTGATAGTGTCAGCTGTGCTGAATCCATATAACGATAATACTGTTTGACGAACTCAACCAGTAACGGATTGTTAGCTTGTATGTGTTGTGGAAATTGCCTACTTACTAGGGAGCTTATATTCTTAGTAAACTTTGCCATGATCTATGAAGCATAACTTGATGTTGCGGTATAGCCTATACCTGAAGTTGTATCATAATCATCAGCAGATACAGTCACCGTTGTGTTTGTTTCATCTATTTCTAATACTTGATTTCTTACAGGTATGATGTCCACAGAATTTGGTATGACTGTTAATCTTACAGCAGTAGATGTTGCACCATCAACATTTGAAACCTCTGTAATGAATAAAGAGTTTAAGGTGATTGTTCCGTTTGTGTAATCTATTGTACCTAAAGTATTATTGGTGTATGTTCTTGTTTGACCAACAAGATAATAAAGTCTAACATTACCTGCACCATCTTCATCTAAAAAATATTCGTTAGTTGTATCACCATTAATTTTAAATCCTGATGAAACTAATACACCACCAGCACTTGCATTGTGTCCTGAATGTGGATTATAAAATGCGTTGTTGTATTTGATTGTATAAGTTGTTGCACCTGATGTTGTAGCGGTAAATGATTTGTGCATTTTAACAGTTGTAATATTAGATAGTATTGCAGTATCTACTTTATTAATTGTTTCAATAAATTTAGAATGTCTAAACAATCCATCAAACTGTCCTAGATTGTTTGTGTTAAATGTTGTGATTGCTGAAGATACTAAAGACTTAATACTGTCAGTTGTTTTTGTTGTTGCCTTTGCGTCATACTTAACATTTACATTTAATTGTAAAGATGTTGTTTCAGGATCTTGTATAACAGGTGTTACACTTGCAACATTGAAATCTTTTAATTGTGTAATGATATCAGTCTTTTTTGCTTCTGTAAGTGTTGCACCAGTTACAGGTTTGATTGAAATATAAACACGACCATAAACAGGTGTGTCGTTATCTTCTCCTCCCCATACTTGAACTGATTGTGCATTTGTAAAAATTGATTTTACTTTACTCTCGTAATCTTTTGCGGTAACTGTTCTATTTTGTGAAGCATATTGTCTTGGTGCATTGAAACGAATACTATCAGGTGTTTCTGGTTGAGCACCATTTGCTGAATTAGTTGCAGTAGTAATTGTCACATTAGAAAATCCACCAAGATTACCAGACAAACTAAATGAACTTGCTCCGTTACTTTGTTCAGCATTAGTAACGATATAAGATAGTGTCACGATATTACCCGTTGATAATGCAGCACCAAGAACACCATCACCAAACTTTACTTCATATTGATTATCCTCTGCACCTTCTAGATAATAAACTTTTGATGTAGATATCACATCTGCCAAGTCAGTTGATAATGTATAAGTGTTGGATGTAGTATCTGATGAACTATTTTGTACTGTAACTTTTAATGTTGTTGTATCTGCTAAATTGTTTTTAATTAAAAATCTTTGATCAGCATTTGAAGTATCAACCGTGTATGTATTATTAATTAATGTTCCTTCATAAACAGGTAAGTTAGAAAAAGTATATACACCATCTGTTGGTGTAATTGTTGTTGCATCTTTGACAATGTAGTTATATGAAACATCATCAACCGTAGTTGTGAAAGTTGTGCCACGAGCTGCAGTTAAAGTTGAACCAGTTGCACCATTGACTGTAACATTTAAAAAGGCAACAGGTGCCGTTGCACTTCTTGGAGTATACCCTACATGTTTGGCATGTGAGACAATACTGTTTCGTAAGTCCGCACTATCTAAAAACATTTCGTTTGCTAGAACATTGGCATAGACAGCATTGTAGTGTGTATTGTATGCAAGAACATCTAACAAGGTAGACATGGTTGAACCTTCGAAGTCATAATCTGTTAATTGGTCTTGTTGTTTTAAAAATATTTTTAAGTTATCTTTAATTGTATCAAAATCTAATTCTGTGACTGATAATCTTTTTGCCATTCTATCTACTTCTTTCTAACATTGTTGTTAAAGTAATTAATTCTGATGGAACATTTACTACATAAAAAGAAATTGTAACTTCATATGCATTTTGATCTAACATTGCATTTGCATTAACAGATACAAGTCTAGCTCTAGGTTCAAAATTTTCTATACATTCGCCTATTGTTCTTTGTAAAATATTTGCAGTAATAGGATTCATTGGCTCAAATAACATTGCTGCTACACTTGATCCAATTTCAGGATGAAAAGGTCTTTCGTAGTGATTTGTTAATATGAGGTTTCTTACTGACTGCTTTACAGCATCAATATCTTTTTTAATAATAACATCTTTTGTAGCTGCGTTCTTCTCAAAGGATAATGCGATATCTTTATATATTCTTGCTGATCTCGCACTTGCGTTTGTTCTAGATGCGTCTGTATATCCTGATTGAAGTATTGCCATGATAACTATTTATCATGTTAGCCCGCAAAAACATTAGAAGAACCTGAGGCAGATGCATTAGGTATCCAAGATCCATGACCACCTGTTGCGTCACCTTGTCTATGAACTCCTTTACCATT